AAAATTAATTGCGTGGTATGATAATGAATGGGGTTATAGTAATAAAGTTGTTGATTTAATTGCCCATATGTATTCTGTGGATAACCAGTGAAATCAGTAAATTTTGAGTTTTTGTAAACTTTATATTTATTAATACTAAACCTCTATTATGATAATCATTAATTTAGTATGATAAGCACTAAAGTTGTTTAAAAATCAATTATGATAATGAAATAGTCTTTTCCTTTTGTTAAAAACTAGCGAGAGGAAGGGACTATTTTTATGGATTTAAGAACAATAGCAAATGAATATTTATTTGAGTGTGAGTACAAAAAGTTCTCTCCAAGAACATTAAGAATTTATAATTTGCACATAAATTATTTGATTGATTATTTGAATCAGAAAGGGATTACTGAGGTTGAGGATGTAACACCACAGCACATTAAGCAATATCTTATGGCAAAACAAAGAGCTAGAAATAAGCCAAATTATATCAATAGTATCCTAAGCACATATAAAACAATGTTTAGATATTTTTACAAGGAAGGTTATATTGATAACATTCCAACAGAAGAAGTCGGAAGTATTAGAAAAGAAAAAGTAATAATCAGAACCTTTACTAAAGAGGATATAAGAAAAATGCTTGAGTACTATAACGGAAGAACCTTTTTGGATGTTAGAAACAAGACTATCATTGCTATGTTTTTTGATACTGGTATTAGGTTGTCTGAATTAATAGATTTAAAAGAGGATGATATTAAAGATGATTATATATTAATCAAGTGTGGTAAGGGTAGCAAAGATAGGGTTGTACCTAAAAGCCCATTTCTTGCGAAGTATATCTTTAAATATCAAGTCATAAGAGAAGAACGCTTTATGGATAGAAATTTAATTGAAAAAGAATTTTTTCTCAGTAAGAACTGTAGAAAACTATCACGGGAAATGGTGGAGAGAATTGTAAAAGATGCAGGAGAATATGCAAACGTATCAAAAGATATAAGGGTTTCGCCCCATACTTGCAGACATACCTTTGCTCATATGCAACTAATGAACGGATTGGACATTTATTCACTCAGTAGACTATTAGGGCATGAAAATGTCTCAATAACACAAATATATCTGAATGGCATTAAAGACGATGATGTGATTTATCAGAGTAAGAAAACAAGTGTACTAATGAATTTATAGTTAATAAAACCAATACCCCTTTTAAAGCATTTATACAGCCTTTTAAGGGGTTATTTTTTTATCCTATGAATTAGTCAATCTAAGTGTCAAAATTTTCTACGCTAACGTATACGTTAGAAATACGGGGTAAAAATGGTACTCTGAAGCATAGTCTATAATTTTGAACTCACCATAAATGGGGTTGTGCCAGTTTCGGCACATGCCCAAATCAAAGATGATAAAGGTAAAGCAAGAGATATGGTTGCTAAAAAGGTAGGCTTAAAATCTGGTCACGAAGTGGACAGGTCTATTAAAGCTATTAATATGAACATTTGAAACTAAATAATCTTTATTTTGACTTGTGCGAAAATTTTCGCTAATGTCATTCCACTATACCTATATCCTTAGAGAAAATGCATGTTTTTCACCTCTATTTTAAACGATAATAATTTTCTTGAGCAATTATACTACAATCAATTCTATGGCGGTATATTGCATTTTAAGCCAAGGTTATTTGATACGCCTTTGAAGGGAGTGGTAAGGAAACAAACAAATGGTAGTGTCTTAACAATAAAAATACCCTCAATAATGAGGGTTACTTAATTCCAAACATTTTTAATATCATTGCTCCAAGTTTTCTCTGCCTGCCTGATTTAGTCATTGGTATTCCAGTAGCTTTAGAAATTTTTCTTTTTGCTGAAGTTATTCCCAATGCACGATTCAAGCTAAAAGATAAACCGGGTATACCTGTGTTTGTTTTTCTTTTTCTAGCCATTATAAATCACCCTTTTCATTTTCTTCTTTAGCTAATCTTTCTTGTTTCAGTTTTGTTTGAATATAAATTTTAACAATTCTTTCAACTGCTTCTTGACTACTGTACTTATTTAAAAAAACTCTCTCTACAGTATATTCTTGTTGGGCTGCCAATTGTGAATCACTCCTATGTTCCTTACAGTATTTTACAATAACTATACACTTCTTTTTCTAATAATTCAATAGGGCAAAATAAATGTTAATTAGCATCCGCAGTTATTTGCGCAATAATATTTTTGCTGTTAAGTTATTTTCAATCCATTGATTAAATGCTTCTTCTGGTATGTAATATCTTCTTCCAATTGTAATTTTAGGAAAATCTTTCAATCTAACTAAATCATAAGCTGTTTGTTTGCTACAACCAAGAATGGCTTGAATATCTTTTACTTTTAATAATTTATCCATTTTTCATCACTCCAATATACTATATACTACTTAATATTTGGAATAATACCTCACCAAAATGAATTATTCAATGGTAATTTTTTCAAATAAAAAAGCACTAATGTTAATTAGCACCTTTACTCATCGCCTCATCTATTAGCCTATTAAGAAATGCATTCACACTTTCATTTTTAGACTCAGCATAATCTTTAATTTCTTGTTTCTTACCTTTTGGTACTCTCACTTTAATTTCATCATAAGTGATTTCGATGTGTTTTTTAGCATATTGTTTTTGTTTTTCGCTTACTGTCATAAATGCCTCCAGTTGGTAAATTATATATGGGTACATAGTGGTATTATACAAATAATTATATACTATGGGAACATATTTTGTCAAGTATTCCATATTGAAAACTATGGGTACATAGCATATACTATTATCAACAAAAGAAATTTATTCCAACCAATCAAAAGGGGGTAATCATATGAACGCACACAACCAAACATCAGTCACACCAACCTACGAGGATTTGCTGGACATTATCGAAGCCCAAAATTTCCTCATTGCCGAACTGCAAGCAGAGAACACTAAACTTCGCAAGGAAAAAGAGAAATTACTATCAGTACCACCAGTAATTGAAAATGGTGTAGTAGTCAAATTAGGAAGGAGTTTTTATTGATGCTTAATAGAAAGTTTAAAATACCCGTCAAAGTTTGGTCGCCGAGTCGGGAAACCTTCCATAAACACTTGTAAGATGAATATAAAAAGGGTACACATTGTAAAGGTGCTACCCCAAAACAGGGTATACCTAAGTCGTTCACAACGACTTGTCAGGTACAACGGGGAATTCAAGCTGTCGGGTTTCACGACACCTGAAACGGTGGATATGAAAGTGGGTAGCGAAATGCGACATACCCCATGTGTGATATTTAATACACACTATCATGTTGACGTTATTTGTCGAAAAATAATTTGTTAGCAGTCATTTACAACGAGTGCTAACAGGAGTATTATATTAGCGTAAGGAGAACAAATATTCTTTAGTTGGTAAGTAAAGAAAGTGGTGATGTAAATGACCTAGCGAAGTACATAAGAATTAAGTAAAATTGTATTATTAGTCACTGTCAAAAGAATTAAATTAAAAAAAGGAGACAAAAATATTTATGGCAAATGAAATTCAGGAATTTATTAATGAGGAAAATGGGTTAAGTGTAAGAGCAATTCAAAATGTAGATGGCAGTATTAGTATGAATGCAGAGGATACGGCTATTGGTTTTGGGTGGACGCAAGAAAGAGACGGTAAATTATATATTAGATGGGAAACGATTAACAGTTACATTAAAGATTTTGGGTTTTCCCAAGTTGTTGGGAAAGATGATTATATTCCCGAATCATTATTTTACTTATTAGGTATGAAAGCCTCAAATGAAAAGGCTAAAAAATTTCAAATGTGGCTTGCCACAGAAGTGATTCCTTCTATAAGAAAACATGGTGCTTTTATTGCAGATAGTGAAAATGTTGATGAATGCTATGTCCTTAATGAACTTAGATTTTCTAAAAACAGAACCATTAAAACATTTTCAAATACAGATGTTTCAGAGATTAAAAAACTGTATTCAGAATTTAGGGAATATATTGATTCTGAATATAAGTACAGAACGGATGTTAGAGTAGCACGTTATAAATCTGTAGAGAAAGGATTGAAGCAACTACACGATACATTAGCTTCAAATCCAGAAAATGTTGGAGATTGTTATAATGTTAAACAACTAGAGAAAAGAGTTCTATTTGATAGGACAACTTTAGAAAAACGTATTAGTGGTGGAGAAAAGGCTGCTAAAACTCGGCGCATTGGAGAGTTAGAGGAAGAATTATTAGATTTAAAATGTGATACAGATACTTTAGAAAATACTTTTGAAGAAGAAAATAATGAAGCTGCCAATATCTAAGACACTGACAGCCTAGCCACTCACCATAGGATGAATGATATGTATTAATTTCTCTAGTAAAGTCATTATAGCATATCATTTCATCATATGGAAGATTAAAAACTATAAATTTGATAATATAAAACTGTAATTTCAAACGGGGGTACAATGGCAATACAAGAAACTTGGAAACCAATAAAAAACGTAGAATTGCTGGAAGGATTTTCAGCAAGTAATAAAGGTAGAGTCAGATGTGATAAAGGTTACAAAAAGAAAGGTGCAAAAAGATATACGTTTATTATGGAACAGCATCTTGAAAAATCATTATGTAAAAACGGCACTTATATTCTTTTTAAACGTAAAAAATTTTGGGTGAAAAGTTTAGTTGCCAATGCTTTTGGGTTGATAGGAACAAAAGAAAAATATATTCTGAAACAGATAGATATGAACCCGTGGAACAATTCACCAGATAATTTAATCTTTGTTGATACTTGTACCAATATTGCAATTAAAAGAATTAATCCCTCTAAAATAGATTTGAATGATGCAAAGTTGAAAGAGGAAATAGAGGAAGTAAAACATGAATTACATGAATTTTTGGGTTATAGAAAAAGAAGAGCAAGGGATACAGATGTAAGATATAAATTTCAGCCAAAGCATCCTCTAACAAGTAATTTCAAGTATGTTTTACTAGGGAATTTCTTTAATAATTATGATGATTACGATTCATGGGACGGCGATGATGAAATGATGAATCCATATAATGGTGATTTCTAAAAAGTCTTATAAACGTTGAAAATACAAGGAAAACTAATGTTTTTGTTTCCCTACATATTGTGGAAAGCAAGTAATCAGAAAGCTCGGTTACGAATGGAGATTGTATAAAGGAGAAAAATATATTAGATGTGCTGATTGTGGAATTCTTGTAAAACAAAAAAAAGGAACAACTAAATATTGTTCTGTTTGTAGGAAAGAATCCGAAAAAGAAAAAACTAAGTTAAGAGTTGCTAGATACAGAGAAAAATGTAACGGTTCAGAAGTTTTATGAAATAGCCTTCAACCCTTGATTTTATGGGCTTTTTGGGACATACTGTTTCAAATTGAGATTTTCCTATATGGTAATAGTATATAAAAATTCTCGTAATTAGAAAATCGTATAAACATAGTAAAATCAATAGCTGTGAGTGTTTTTGAATTTTTCTATATTATGGAGAAGTTATATTTGAACACTGCGTGTTAGCAAATGTTTTTAAAAGTTAAAATCGCTACAGCCCTTGATTTTACGAGGGTACAAGCATTTTCATTTTTATCTATATTAGGGAGAGAGAAAGAAATTTTGCATAGATTTTTTCTAAATACGGAATTAAAATTTGGTTGTATTTTTAGAAACTCCCTATTTTCAAGGGTTTCAGCCACTATTTCAAAATTTCTAAAAACAGAGATAATGACAATAAGGGGACGAGCAAAAAGTGTAATAAAAGATGTGAGAATGCAATTTGTGACTCCCCTTGTTATATTACCACATAGATAAAATACCACCAAGCCTAAATCGCTGAAACCCTTGATATATAAGGCTTTCAAGCATTTTTATTTTTTTGTATATTATGGGTAGAGTAAAATTTGTTTGATTTGCTAGAGGATATTTGAACCTCTACAACCATTGATTTCTCTAGCTTTACAGATGACACCTAACAGGACTGAGATTTTACTATATGGTAGAGTGATAAAGAAGTAAATAGCATTTGTGCACTTATGTGAAATAAAAAAACAATAAAATATTAACCCACTAAACATGGTCTAAATTTAATCATAAAAATAACTTAAAAATAAAATAGTCCACTTAGTATGGGTTTTCAAATACCGCTACTATGGAGGACACACCTAGAAATATTTTAATAGCAATGTTTATCCAACCATTAAGAGAATTAACTCTTAGTGGTTTTTTATTGTCCAAATAGCAGAGGTGGTGAAACACCACCACAGATATGGAACTAAATTAATTCCATTTGGAGAATAAGTAATAAGGTGTGTCAGAATTCTGACTAACCGTATTTCTAAAATGCGTATCATGCATATCTGAAAATTTCTAATGTGACAATTAGTAACTTTAGAAAACCAAACTCACACGAAAGGAGGACTCCACCTATGAACAAAGATTCAATTGTAATTTTTACCGCCAAAGCAGCACGAAAGTTATTGAAGGAAGGTTTTACCATTGTTGATGTTAAACCAGATAAGAATGACATTGACGGTAAGCGAAGTGTATTCGTATTCAAGTATGATGAACGATTAATGGAGAAGTTAATGGAGAACTGATTTTAAAACACAAAAGGAGCGAATTAAAAATGGCAAAGTATCTAAACACAAATGATTTAACAATTGACAAAGAATTGCAAGAGTTATTACCACCGTTGACACCAGATGAATATGGAAAACTAGAGGAAAATATTCTTACCTACGGATTACTAGACCCGATTAAAATTTGGTGTTCTCCTGACGGTGACAACATTATTATAGATGGACACAACCGTTACAGAGTTCTCGAAGAAAACAATCTTAGCACAAGTTCGTTTAGAATTATGTCTGAATTAAAAACCAGAGAAGATGTAAAAGAGTGGATGATGGAACAACGACTTGGGCGAAGAAATTTGTCTGATGCTGAAAAATATGAAATTGTCCAAAGGTTTAAAACTCTAATTCAGAATAAAGCAAAAGAGAATAATTCCAACGGTGGCAAAGGTTTGTCAAATTTGTCAAAGGTTAATACCAGAAAAGAATTAGCTGAAAAAGTTGGTGTCTCTGAAGGTACATATTCAAAGTTGGACAAGGTTATGCAATCTGATAATGAAGAAGTAAAGCAGAAATTGCGAAAGAAAGAAATCTCTACGGACAAAGCTTTCAAAATTGTAAATGATGTTCCTCCTAGGGCTAAATCAGAAATTGGAACACCAAAAATTCAAATTGAAGTAATGGACACTAGAATTAGTGAAATTGAAAAAGAAGAGCAGAGACTTCAACACGAAAAAGAAAATATTCTGAAAAGAAGAAAATCTGTATTTGAATCTTTAGATATTCATTGTCCTGTAAAGTATCAGTGGACAGATAGCAGGATGATGTTTATTGGTATGAATATCACTTTTTACATTGAATATGAAGGACATGAAGAAATCCTACACAAGGAAACCATAATCGAGAAAGTACCCAGTAGATATACCCTCAATAAGATACCAGAAAAATATAAAAATGATTTTCTGATGATGTGGGAAAAGGCATATCAGGAACACCTTAAGAGCAAAAACGAATACGAAACTTTTAAGAAAGAATTGTATACAGCCCCTAAGGTTAACAATCCGCTAAAAGATGAACTTTTTAAAGCAGGATTTACGCAACTTGCAAAAAAATACCATCCAGATAATGGTGGTGACATTGAGAAAATGAAGGAATTAAACAAACTTATGGAGGAATTAAGCAAATGATGAATCAAAAAAAGTATATTTACAATCCCACACAAGCAAGATACTACATTGAACATGGAGTATTACCTTTAAATGTAGACATCCATTATGGAACAATGAAAAAGTTTTGGGTCTTTGACACAGCCGCCAGTGCAAAAGTATATGACATGTGGTGTATCAAGTGTGAAGAATTCAAGAGAAATAAGAAAGGGTAAGATTATTTAATATGGTTACAACTGAAAAAGTTAAGACAGGTCATAATGTAATTGATGTTACTACTGGTGAAATCATCATGGAATTATGCGAGGGTGATAGGATTGTAAGAAAAGAACAAGATGAACACGTTGCAGAATACATAACTAACTTTAATAAGACAGTTCCATTTGTCAAAGTATACCTTTGTGATTGTAATGAATTATATGAGGAATTAACAGGCACAGAGGTTATAACAATAAGTACACTTATTAACTACATATCATACAACGACAACATATTAAGAATTAATGATAAACCTATGAAAATAACAGATATTGCAGACATAATACATAGAGATTATACCAACGTGAAAAAATTAGTTGCATCATTAGAGAAGAAAGATGTCATAAAAAAAATAAAATGGTTTGATGAAAAATGTAAGAAAGAAATGAATTGTATTACAGTTAATCCTTATTTGTTTTTTCGTGGTAGAGACATAAAAAGAGATATAGTTGAACTATTCAAAGATAGCAAATGGAGTAAAGTTTCTTACAAAAAGGGGTAAAAATTACCCCCTTTTAGAGAAAAAAAGGGGTAAAAATTACCCCCTAAATTTTCAAAGAAACCTTGTATTTATAGGATTTTCGGCGGTTTTGTCCTTCTTATATCTTTTCAGAGTGGTAACAAGTGTAAAGTACAATAGTTAGGAATAATCTTAAAGGTTAATTATTATTAAAAGTTAAATGTAATATCTAAAGTAAATTATCTAAATAAAACAAATTTTATAATACTGGCTTGTGGAACGTAGTGACACAAGACAAGGTGTGAACTTGCTTGCAAGTTTGCGCCTAAGGGTTTTAACATTCAAAGGTGACAACTTTCATATTTCAAATGGAATATTGATTAGTGGTTGCTTTGGTTGTTACTTGGGGGAAAGTCATAATGTCGCTATTCGCTCCATTATTCCTTTACATTTCCCCCAAACCCCCATTGTAATTATAATTTTTGATTTTATTTTAATACCCACTAAGCAATATTATAGGGTAAACAACAATAAACTAACAACACAAAGAAAGGTAAGCGTGGATTAACAGAATGAGCAATTTGCAATTTAATAAAGACTTAGAGCATGGTAAAGTAGGAGAGAAATGGTTTCATGATTTCTGCATCGACAAAGGTATTATTTGTATTAATGTAGGTACAGACGGATTTCTAGGAATTGAAAGTGGTATTGACTTCATTGTCCAGTATCAGGATGGCACAACCGCAAGAGTGGATGTAAAATTTGACTCTGTAATGCACAGGACAGGTAATATGTTTATTGAGATGTATCAAGACAGAGGTAAAAAAGGTTGGTACTATAATTCCAAAGCTAACTGTTATTGTTACATTGACGAATACAACGGAATCTTATGGATGTACACGAAGGACAGTTTACAAGAATACATAGATAGCAATAAGTTAAGCCTAAAGAATATCACCAAGACTATTGACAATAGAGAAGTCATGGGGACTCTTGTAAATATTGAAAAATTCTCTGTGTGGTGCGAAAAGAATAATCATAGGTTGGTTAAATATGTAAGAATGCTTGATGTTGAGGACATTGACGATATTTTATAATTCAGAGCTAAATATTGTTTAGGGGTAGACGTTTCGGCTGCCCCTTTTTGTATACACATAAGGAGGAATGAATATGAGTTTTTTAACATTTTCGGTACTATGGACATTAATTAGCATGAGCATTATTTTTACAATTATTATTACACCTATACTTATTCTGGTGGCAAGTTTAATTGAATTGTTCATTAAATTTTTATATCTATCATGCAAGAAAATTTATTTCAAAATTAAGGTGGGTGTAAGTAAACATGAGTAATGATTCAAAGGTAACAATCCAAAATTTATTGACAGTGAAATCTATTGTAACAATTTTACTGACTGCTGTATTTTCTTATTTGGCTATTGTCGGCAGAATCAGAGGAGAACAGTTTTTGACTATATTCTCAGTGGTGATTGCTTTTTATTTTGGAACACAAATTAAGAAGATGCAGGACAAAGGAGTTAATGATAATGAGTGATATTACCAAAGCTTGCAGAGACATTCAAGAGTTGTCTCCAATGGCTCAAATGGCTTGTAATCTCTTCATGGCTGAATGCAAAAAGGCTGGGCTGAATGTTCTTATCACTGAAACATATCGTCCTCAGATTCGGCAGAATTGGCTATATGAACAGGGCAGAAGTCGTGCAGGGAATATTGTTACATGGACAAAGAATAGTAGACATACGGGTAGACTTGCATGGGATATTTGTCAAAATGTTCGTGGCCGTGAGTATTCGGACAGTGCTTTCTTTGTTAAGTGTGGGGAAATTGCTAAAAGGTTAGGTATTACTTGGGGCGGTACTTGGAGTACACCAGATAAGCCACATTTTGAGATTGTGGCTAATTGGAAAGCACCAGTACAGGAGGATGAAATGGTAGAACAGGGAATTATTATTGTTGATGGCAAGGAATGTAAGGTTGATATGATTCGTAAGGACGAAATTACTTATATTAAGACTAGAGATTTTGCGGAAGTGTTGGGCTTAAAGGTTGGCAATAAGGGAAGTGTGCCAGTGATTGAAAGGGGAAAATAGCAATGACAATTACAAAAATTGTGTTCTGCCCAATTAGCTATGAAAGATATTATGAACAGATTCGGAATGATACTATTCTAAAGCTTGATGGTGTACCAAGAGAGAAAATTTTCCTCTATTCTGACAATGTAGGGATGCTTAAATATGACGGTTTCTTTCGCTTGAGTGATGAAGGAGAACTATGTATTTTTAATATTCAACACAAGAAAAAAATGTCCAATGAAAAGCAGCTAGAAATCATAAACGAATGTTTGAAGGAATTGTATTTCATGAATAGAAATAAATGAAAGGAAGTGATAGTATGCCGAAAAATAGAGACAAAGATGGAAAATATATTCCTGCAACAGGTTTAACCAAACAACAAACAGAAGCTATTTATTTGATTGTATATGATGGTAAAAAAGGTAAGGAAGTATATGACACTGTAGGTGTTGCATCCAGTACATACTACGATTGGTATAAGCAAGATTTATTTAAGGAAGAATTGGAAAAAGAAAGATTAACTATCAGAAGAAAGTTAAAGAATAAAGCATGGAAAAGATTAGAGGATGCAATAGATAACGCAAGTTATAGAGATGCAACTCCATATATAAGAATGGTGTTGGAAGATAAAGAGGATAATTTCTACTTAAATAATAAAGCGGAGAGGGACGAAAATACCACAACAAATATTACAATTAAGCTTATAGATGATAGTAATAATGATGAAAATGAAGAATAAAAGCGTTCAGCATTATCACTATTAAATATAAATAAAATACTTTATTAGTTTAATGTGGTGCTAAATAAAGAGATTTAACTATTCGCAAAATATTTCTTTTATACCTAAATGTTTTACTTTACAGTGTTGAAGGATGCTTGATATTACTGGATTTATAGCACATATAAAACTATAGTGTAATCTGCACAATGATAATACAAAGGTAAATAAGGTAAAACAAAAGTTTTATTTCCATTTCATTGTGTAGGTTGCATAGAAAAATAGATGTATTTATGTACTGATATTAAAGAATTTTTATTGTTAATTTGCACAAGGAAAACAGGGTAAATTAATGTGAATAAGGGTAGGGGGGACACCCTTTAAGAATGCAGGATAGGGGCTGTTTGAGTACAAATATATCACACAGTTAATTTTAAACCCAAGGTAAACATTTTTTACTTTAATTGATTTACTACTATTACTAATTGAAATATCTTTATATAATGTTGACAGTTCTATAGAACTATAGTACTATAGTCCTTAGAAAGGAGGCTATTATGGCTAAAATATTTTTTCCTGATGCTGATAAATCAATAAAAGTTGCAGCTAGTCAATTTCCAACTAAAAATTGTCATCCAATCAATACAAATTATGTAGTTTCAATTGGAACCGAAATGTGGGGTAGCACTCCACATCATGTATTAAAAGTACAAATGGAGTATGATGGTAAATTGTCAGGTAGGCGAAGTCCTTCTTATCCAATGGGTACTGATGATTATGAAAGAGTTCAAAAGGCTATAAGCGAATTAATTTCAAACAATGAGTAAATATAAACAAGAAAGAGGCTGTTAAAATTACAGCTTCTTTTTTTATTAAATAAAGGTGGATGATAACAATTAACCTAAATATAACAAAAGAAATTTTTAATCCCGTATACTTCCCATACTTAACAGACTATTCAAATAGATATGAAGTCTATTATGGGGGTAGAGGTTCGGGTAAGACAAAATTTATATTTCAAAAATTACTCTACAAATCATTAACAGATAAACGCCGTATCCTTTGCATGATGAAAACAACCAATGCAATTAAACAAGGTATCTGGCGTGAATTAATGGACTTATTGGACGAATGGCAGATAAGAAAAATTGGTAAAGTAGAAATCAACCGTTCTGATATGACGGTTAAACTTCCCAATGGTAGCGAGTTTATTTTCAAAGGTTTGGACAATGAAGAAAAAGCTAAAGGCATTTCTGGAATTTCAGACTTATATCTGGATGAAGCAAACCTATTTTCTCAGGATGATTTTATTGCCTTGAATGGTTCTATCCGTTCCAAGAAATATAAAAATTTACAGGTAATAGTTTCTTACAATCCAATGAGTAAGGCTTCATGGTGCTATTCCTATTTTGGACATGACACTGAAATAGTACCAGCTAATACTACAATTCTTAAAACAACCTATCGAGACAATAAATTTCTGCCCGATACATACCATGATGAGGTTTTACTTCCCATTAAAGAAAGAAATCCAAGATTATATAATATTCTGGCAAATGGTTTGTTTCAAACTACGGACAAGCTTATTTTTAATAATTGGGAAGTGCAGGATTTTAATGTAAACGAATTAATTAAGAATAATAATGAATTGATTACTTGTACAGGTATGGACTTTGGTTTCAGCAACGACCCGACAACGGTTATTCTATCATTGGTAGACGAAAAGACTAAAACCCTATATATCTGTGATGAAATTTATAAAAAAGGTATGCTGAATTCTGACATTGCAAGAGAAGTCAAAGAAAAAGGATGGCATAAAAATATTATTGTAGCAGATTGTGCGAACCCAAAGGACATTACGGACTTAAAGCGTATGGGCATAGATAGAATTTGTAAATGTCGCAAAGGGAAAGACAGTATTCTTCATGGAATTAATAAGTTACAAGAATATAAGATTATTGTACATAAGAAATGTGAAAACACTATCCTTGAGTTGGATAACTATACTTGGGAAAAGAATAAGCAGACAGGGGAATATATTAATGTTCCTGTTGATGATTTTAACCATGCTTTAGATGCCTTAAGATATAGTATTCAGTCAATCAAGAAGAAAGCAAACATATTAACAATAAAACTATAAAGGGGTGAGACATTGTATTACCTAGACAAAAATACAGCACTGACAATAGAAAGAATAGAAAAATACATAGAAGATTTTAAATTTCGCTATCAGCCTAGACTATTAAAAAATAAGCGGTATTTTGATTGCAAGAATGATACCATCATGAACCGCACATTTGTTGATGTTACGAAACCCAACAACAAAATTGCTACACCTTGGGCAAATTTGGTTTGTAATCTCATATCAGGCTACTTTGCAGGTAAGAGCATTACATACGACACTCAAAGCGAGGAATTAAAAGCAATATTAACTTCATATTCAGTGAAAGAAGTTTCGCATAACCAGAGCATAGCAAAGGATTGCTCAATTTATGGAATAGCTGCGGAACTTCTTTTTATCAATGAAAATAAACAAGTCCAGTTTGAGAAAATTGAACCTAGTACAGTAATACCTATTTATTCAACGGATATTACCAAAGAATTGATTTACTGTATACGTTTTTGGGACAGTACAGACATTCTTACCAATGAAACTATAACCAATATAGAAATGTATGATAGACGAAAGATTAGCTATTATAGGAAGTCAATTAATGGAACGGTTCTCACTGGCAAGGAAAACCACTACTTCAAAGAAGTACCCATTAATATTTATTATAATAATGAGGACTTAACAGGGGATGCCGAGAAGGTACATAATTTAATTGATGGGTATGACCTATCTTTATCTGACACAGCCAATTTTAGGGAAGAATTGAACGATTCATATTTATGTTTCCGCAATACTAACCTTGATGAAGAAGCTATTATTTCAATGAAGCAAAACAGAATTATCTGCATTGAGGACACTGAGCAGGGTATGCAGTCAGATGTTCATTGGCTGAATAAGGATTCTAATGACACCGAGAATGAGAATTACAAAAACCGTCTTGCAAGTGATATTAAGATGTTCTCCTGTATCAGTGAGTTAGAGAATAAGTCCCATACAACAGCAACGGCAGCAAAACTTTCCATGATGGCATTGGAACAATCATGTGCTACTAAGGAAACTTATTTCCGCAAGGCATTATTGAATCGCTGGGAAATGGTATGCAATTATTATAATCTCTTGGGGAGCAGTATTTCTATTGATGATTTGAAAATTACCTTTTTGAGAAATATTCCCTATGATATGGCGGTAATTGCTGACAGTGTTTCAAAGTTTGCTCCTTATATTAGCAAGCGTTCGCTATTATCTCAAATCCCTTTCATTTCAGATTTGGACGGAGAATTGTCGGCAATGGAGAAAGAAAACACTATTAACTCATATGACGAGGATATTTTGAGTGGTGATGATGATGGACAGTAAAACCTATTGGACTGAAAGAATGGAGAACGCTCTAAAGCTATCTGAAAAGCAAGTAACAAGGCCACTGAAACAGTTATACCGTAAGTCATTCAATAATATTAAAGGTGAATTGCTTAATATATGGCTTGATATGGCTGGTGAGGGTGAGATATCTCAATCTGCACTCTATCAGAAAAATAGAATGTCCAACCTACAAACCTTACTATCCAAAGAATTAAGGAAGCTTGGAGAAAACAATATAGAATATATGCAGACAAGCCTTTATTCTACGTTCCAAAATGGATATGAATCTATGGATAAATTTTTAGGCATTAAGGGGACGTTTTCATTTCTGGATGAACAGGTGGCGAAGCAGATTGTCAACCAAAATTATAAGGGTGCTAATTTCTCAGAACGTATATGGAATGATATGGACAAGCTACGCACTCAAATTGAGGATAGTGTTACTAAGTCTGCTTTACAGGGGAAAGACGTAAGGAAAGTAGCGAAGGAATTGCAGGAAAGAATGAATGTGGCATATTCCAGTAGTAAACGGATTACCGTAACGGAAACTGGACGTATATTTAATGAATCTGCACGGCAAAAGGCTATGGTCAGGGGATATACAAGCTATAGTATTTTAATTGAAGCAGATGCCTGTGAGGACTGCGTGAGAGAGTTTACAGGGAAGCATTTTAATATTAATGAGAGTGTACTTCCTTTGCATCCACATTGTAAATGCTGTATGATGATTGATATTAATTAGAGCATTCTCCCATTTTGGGAGAGTGTTATTTTTATGCCTTTTCAGGGGTTAGGCTTTAAATAAACAACTATTACAATACAGAATTTAAGGGTTGGCAATTTGCCAGAACTTTATAGGAGGATTTTAACATGGAAGAAAATACAAACATTAATGTTGATGAAACGCAGGAAACTGAAAATACAGAAAATAAGACATACACTCAAGATGAGTTTATGGCTTTACTTCAATCTGAAGCCGACAAACGAGTTACACAGGCTTTAAAGAAACAGCAGAAAGATTATGAAAAGAAACTTTCCCTTTCTGGTTTGGATGAACAGCAGAGAAAACAAGCTGAAAAGGATTTAGAGATTCAGGAACTTAGAGAAAAACTCAGAGAGTTTAATGTAATGCAGACAAAGACAGAAATCACTAAAGTATTATCTGCTAGGGGCTTAGATGCACGTTTCGCTGATTTAATTGAGATTGGTGACGATGTGGAGGAAGCACAAGCTAGAATTGATACTCTGGACAAGCTTTTCAAGACGGCAGTTGCAAAGGAAGTACAGACAAGAATTGGAAGCAATACGCCAAAGACTTCTACTACTGGATTGGAAGGTAATATTACCAAAGAACAGTTTGCAAAAATGAGCCTTGCGGAACAGACAGCACTTTACAAAAACAACAAAGAATTATATGAACAGCTTGCAAAAATGTAAGCATTATAGAAAGGATGATTAAATTATGGCAACTATTGGAACAGGTTATGAAAATTTTATTATTGAAAATAAAATGACTGATTTAGTAAATACAAATTTGGATGCACGTTCTTTAATGACAATTGATTATTCATTGTCTACCAGCGCAGGTTTAAAAAAGGTTGTAAATAAATATACATACAGCGGTGCAGTAGAAAAGCTTGCAAAGGGTGAGAAGAATACCACAATTGGTAGCGTTGCATTTGTAGCTACTGAATATGAAATTGAGAGATACCAGCAGACATTTAAGTACAATGATATGGACATTATGCAAGACCCATATTTACTTGATGTAGCAACTACAGGGGCAAGTACAGTAATGGCAAACGAAATTAAAACAGAGTATTTTACAGAACTTACGAAAATTTCTAACAACGCAACATATACAACTTTCAACTATGCTTCTATTGTTGATGCCTTGGCAGTAATTAATAAAGAAGTTGAAGATAATATGTTTATTATCATGGGTAATGATTTGAAAGCCAAAATCAGAAAAGACAGTGACTTTATTGCTTCTAAGCAAGGTGAAATCCTTTATACAGGACAGTTTGGTACTATCTGCGGATTGCCTGTATTATTCTCTAAGCTTGTGCCAGCAGACACTTGTTATATTACAAAGAAGGATGCAATAAAACTCTTTGTTAAGAAAGAGGGTTCTGTAGAACAGGATAGAGACATTGAAACCAAAGATAATACTGTAACTTATGATAGATATGGCGTTATGGCGTTGGTGGATGATACATACAGCATTAAACTTACAAAGGCTGTCTAAGGAACGTTTAAGGGGTATCCATAATGGACACCCCTTTTATAATGAGGTGAGAAAATGGAACAGTATATTGAAGTGGCAAAAGCTGTATTTGAAGCATACACCAACATTGCCTATGATGAAGCGAACCCAAAGCACCTTACCATGATTCAGGAAATGGCAAAATGTCATAAAACCAAGGAAGGTAATGAGGGATTGAATAGTATTTCAATCTCTGGAACGACTGAAAACTATAATGAGTTTTATCCTTATTACATAAGGGTAATGTTGGACAGTGTGGCACAGCCGAAAAGTAAGGTGAGATTTCTATGAGGTATGAAACTTATAAATTGTATCAGCTTGTAGAAACCTTTGACGAATATGGCAATAGCAAAAATGATATTGAATTTATAGAAGATATTCAAGTTTATACCAATGAACAGCACTTAAAAGTAATGGGTACAGAAACTTGTTATTTTGTGAAAGCATTGCAAGGAGTTACACCTTACAATAAATTTGAACTTGGCGCAGAATATAAAATCAGTAATTCCTACCATGAGTATAAGATAACTTCATTTATTAATGGGCGGTTATCTCAACTTGTCTTGGAAGAGGTGAAGGTATGAACGAAATTTCTTTGAACATTGAAAAATTTATTAATAATACACTTCCCTCTGCCATTGCAAAAGGACTGGACAGAGCAGGGTACATTGTAGAGAACAGTGCAAAAGTAAAATGTGGGGTTGATACTGGTACATTGAGAAAAAGTATTACTCATGAGGTAGAGGACGGTATTTGTTATATTGGCAGCGCAATTGAGTACGCTCTATACCATCATGAAAAGAATCAATTTCTTGAGGAAAGTATACAGGAAAACCTACAAGAGATTGAGAATTGTTTCAAGGGGGTGCTTGATGATGCTGAATGATATTCTTAATATTTTGAAAGCTGATAGTGGTTTAACCTCTCTCTTGGGTGCGACTGTAGCAGATAGTAAGATTTATATGAACCAAGGTAAAGCTGAAACTTGTATCAGCTATAAGTATTCCCTCATTTCAAGTGATGGGATTAAAGCACAAAGCAAACTAGAAATAAATTGTATTAGTCCCGATTATGCAAAGGCTGAAAGTATATTGAACAGAGTTAAACAGCTATTAATTACAATCGGAAACAGACAATTAAACAATGATATTTTGAATGTAGCCTTAAATGGTGGAGGGAGTCTTTATATAGAAGAAACTAAACAACACATCATTAAGGCTTATTTTATTTTGACAGTTCGAGAAAGGATGATATAAGAATGGAAAAAATTGTATTAGGCAGTGGCAAACTGTACATTGATGAATTTACTGGTACTTTACCTGAAGATGCCGTTTTGGAAGTCGAAACTAAACTTTTGGGATACATTCAGGGTGGTGCTACGTTGAGTTATAAACCTAGTTTCTATGAAGCCAAAGATGATTTAGGTATAGTGTCTAAAAAAATGATTACTGATGAAGAAGCAATTCTAAAATCGGGTGTCATGACATGGAATGGCAATACACTGAAAAAACTTTCCTCTACAGCGAGAGTAACGGAGGATACAACCAAGAAAATTAGAACGGTGAAAATTGGCGGTGCTGGTAATCACGACGGAAAGAAATATGTAATCCATTTTGTACATGAGGATGCGGTGGACGGTGATATTCGTATTACAATTGTCGGCAGCAATGAAGCTGGATTTGAACTTGCATTTGCTAAAGATAAGGAAACGGTTATCAACGCAGAATTTAAAGCGCAGCCACAGGATAACGAAGGAACTCTTATTCTGTACAAGGAAGAGGATAGCAGCATTGTAGCGTAAATGATGATGAAGGGATACTGTATTTTACAGTATCCTATTTATTTTATAGGAGGAATGTAAATGATTAATCTAGAAAAATTATCCAATCCAACGGTTATTATTGACTTGGGTGGACAGACAATGGAATGCTATTTGCCCACAGAGAAACTTCTCAGAACAATGATGTCTATGGGAAATCAGAGCGAAGAAAAAGCCCTTGATGTATTTTATCTTTGTTTACAAGAGATTTTCAATTCTAACATTGATGGTGATGTTTACGAATATGAAACCATTAAAAAATTCGTCACTTTGTCTTTAGGTAAAAGCATTATAAGTCAGTATTTAGAGGGAGCACAGACACAGTTGGGAAAATAATCATCCCTTGTATGCCATCCAATACAGGGGATGAAATACCTAGTTATTTATTAGTTGAAACGGAGGATATTAAAGCTGTATCGGAATATGCAGGGTTAAACTTTAAGGAATGTCTTGAATTGAACTGTTATGAGTATAGGCAGTATTTTAAAGATGCTTTCGTATATAAATATAAGCAATTTAAAGAGGGCAGAGAATACCTTGAGGATTGTTGGCTTTTACAACAGACAAAACCTGATAAAAATAAATTAAGAGAGAAATTCGGAAAGGCGGTATAGTTTTATGCTGTCTTTTTTAGTGCCTTTTGGGAGGTGAGAAATGAATGATAGATTTAGGCAGTTTAGTAGCAAAGGTTGTTGTGGATAGTGGAGACGGTACAAAGAAATTACAAGACTTTTCAACACAAGCCGAAAATACAGATGGCAAGATGAAAACCTTTGCAAACAATGTCTCTGGTGGTGTTAAGACTGCTGTTTTAGGCATAACTGCCGCCGTTAGTGCAAGCGCAGTAGCTTTATATGGGATGGCTACAAAGTCAGCCGAAGCCACAGACAGAATAGATAAAATGTCCCAAAAGATAGGCATTTCAAGAGAAGCCTTTCAAGAAATGGATTTTGTTTGTTCTCAATCGGGTATGTCGGTTGAACAGTTACAAGTAGGGATGAAAACCCTTACTTCTGCTATGATGGGGTAGCCAGTGGCAATAAAAATAATATAGAACAATTTCAAAAGCTAGGGGTTGCTGTAACAAATGCAGATGGCTCATTGCGTAAACAAGAGGATGTAATGTTTGATGCTATGTCAGCATTACAAAGCATGGAAAATCAAACGGAAAAAGCAAGATTGGCTACTGAATTGTTCGGTAAAAGTGGCTCTGAAATGATGCCTATGCTAAACGGTGCCGCTGGAAGCATTGAGGAAATGAGACAAAAAGCACACGATTTAGGGCTTGTAATGGGTGACGATGCCATAGACAGCGGTGTGGCTTTTACTGATATGGTAGACCAGATAAAGCGTAGTTTCGGGGCTGTTACTACGCAGGTAGGTGTTGAGGTAATGCCTATTTTAATGGAATTGGGGCAATTCATTCTTGATAATATGCCTACCATTCAAGAGGTTGTGAGTACGGCATTTACAGTCATTCAGGAGGTTGTTAGCGTAGCAGGGCAACTTATAGGCAGTTTAATTGATGTCATAAAGGCATTGGTAAAGAATGCACAGACTGAAGGTACTTTTTTCAATGCAGTATGGGAACAGATTAAGATTTTCATTGATACTACGTTTAGGGGAATACAAGCCTTATTTAGCGCCTTTACAGCTTTATTCAATGGAGATTGGGAAGGATTCTGGAATGGAGTAAAAGAGTTTCTTTCTATTTTGCTTGATGGGCTTATTCAATTGATTACCAATTCAGCAAAGTTTTTTCTTAACGCAGGAAAGAGTATTTTTACTTCACTATGGGATGGCTTGAAAAGTGTATGGGAAAACATAAAAAAATGGGTGCAAGATACAGTAGATTGGCTGACTGATAAATTAACATTCTGGAGAAAAAGTAAAAGTGAAATGTCGGAGGACGATGACGACTCAGACGGCAGCCATAGAAACGGCTTGTCTTACGTCCCTTTTGATGGGTATAAGTCTATTCTACACAAAGGGGAAATGGTACTGACACAAGCCGAAGCCGATAGATACCGCAATGGAGAAAACGGTGGAAGCAAGACGGAAAACTTTATTGTAAACATTGCAAAAGTTGAGAACAGCAACGGCAGAACTACAGGAGACTTAATGAGAGAAATGGAATTTTATAGAAAATCTAAGAAATTAGCAACGGGAGGTGCTTAAGGTGTATCAATATTTTACGTTCAAAGGGATAAATTCCCTTGATATGGGGGTGGTTATGCTGAAAGCACCCTCCATTTATAAACCAACAAAAAGGGTAAATGAAATCCAAATTGCTGGGCGAAACGGTATCTTACATGAGGATACCAATACATATGAAAACTATACAAAAGAAGCCGAATGTCAGGTGATGGACAGAAGCCGTATTGATGATGTTTGCGCTTGGCTGAATGGATATGGTGAGGTTGTTTTCAGCAGTGAACCAGATAAAGTATATCGGACATTCATCAAGAACCAGATTCCCTTCAATAACATTTTGCTGAATATCAATGATTTCCTAGTACAGTTCGATTGTTTCCCTTTCAAGTATTCGGTGAATCATGCGGACGAAGAAATAAGCCTTACTGCACCCTCAACGATTTACAACCAAGGCACGATTTACAGCGAACCAATTATCACAGTTTATGGTACGGGGAATATCGCACTTACGATTAATGAAAAAAACTACACGATTACTGGAATTGACGGCTATGTCACTATCAACAGTGAGATTCAAGAAGTTTATAAGGATAGTACAAATAAAAACAATTCCTTTTCAGCGTTGGATTTCCCTAAATTTCAAGAGGGGGCGAATACAATCAGTTGGACGGGAAGTGTAACAAGATTAGAAATAAAACCGAATTGGAGATGGTTATAAGATGGCGCAAGTCTATAAGAAATTAGAGATTGATGTAAATAAAGAAGTAACAAGTATTATTACAGCCGTGCAAAATGATGCCAAAAGCCGATATTTGGACATTGTTTTGTTAGACGGCAGTACAGCAATTAACCTCACAGGGCATGAGGTTAGAATATATGGGAAAAAGGCTGATGGGACGGAGTTTTATAACAACGGAGCCATTACCAATGCAA